GCCGGATTCCATATCGACTAGAACGCTCTTGGTTTCCCATTTCGTTCTCCAATATTCCGTGTAATTTAGAAGCTTTTGCATACCCCACTGGCGCGCATAGGGCATATAAGTAAATTTGTCGTCTCTAGATCCCCAAGGAAGACGATCGATTACGTCTTGTTTATCTGGTAGAAGAGAGATTACTTCAGTACGGGATAAGAATTTTCTACGAGCGATAAACGAACAGTCAGATAGATCTTTTTTGGTGAGAAAGGGATCGAGTATAACAGCGTTCCAGGCATCGTGGTGGAAACGGATATCTCCTGAGACTGGGTCGCTACGGTAATCAATCCATGGGGAAACAAAAGACATTCCTGTTGTAAGCGCCCCTTTAAAGGCTTCTGAGATGGTGTCGTAGCCGTCGGCATATTGCATGACATATTGCATAGCATCTGTTTGAATTTCGGCAGTGAGATCAGATGCGTTTTCAATAGGGGAAATAATGGTACTGAGACGGTTCTTGCGCTGGTATCCCTGCACAAGATTGATAAGGCGTCTGATCTTGTTGTAGGTGAAAGAGCTTCTGCGCTGATTATTGAGATAAGAGAGTTCTTCGAGGCTCCATTGATTTCCCAAGTAGTATGAGAGATCTTTGTAGGCCTCTGCGTAAAAGGTGTTCCAGAGTTGATAGGCTCGCTCATAATTCTCTCCAAAGTCTTGAATTATGTCCTGATGCTCTTCTAGTCTTGGATCTGATGCAATCTTTTTCTTGAATTCGTGGGTAAAATCTTTAGCATCGGAAGAGTAGTTTGACATGGGGCTGGACATTGAAGATCCTTTTAACGGTTAGCCCCATTGTAAATATTTGAATTGAAATTTAACAGTAGAATAAAAATAGTTATTTAACCGCTGCCGAGAGCATCAGCAATTTTATCGAAAGATAATTGAGATTCTTCCTTGGTAGGGAATTCCAACATTACCATCATTCCGCCGTTGTAAGTGATGTCAATTTGATATCTTTTAGGCATTGCTGCATTAACTACACCTGTTGGAAAATTATGAAGAACCCCATGCACGTATTCCAGACATACTATGTATCGATCTAATTTTATGTACTTCATAATATTTCCTTACACTTCAGTTTAAATATAATTGGTCCCCCGTTACGGAACAGCATTGAAGGTTTTGGACGACACATTACGCCTTCCATCACATGCTTATGCTCTGGGTCATTCAGTGCAAAACGGCTGAAATGCTTATCTTTCACAAATTGTATGATTTCTTCTTCAGTCATCTTTCCAAAATAAGGAGGAGTCGTTACCCCTAATTGTTCTGAGATCTTATGCCGTACCACATCTTTTTCAAGCCACCAACTTCCAATTCTCACATCGAATAGGCAAAATCCAGGCTCTTTAGAGTAATAACCACCAGACTGTATTTTAGGACCATAGCCTTCACCAAATAGCGTTACATTAGGGTAGGGCTGTGATTCATCCTTCGAGAAGACAAAAGCCAGCAGAGAGTCTGTAAAGGTCAATTGAAGGTATTCAAGAAGATGGCAAGGAAGTTGGGAGTCCTTTGTGCGACCACCAAAAGTAACTTTCCCATCTCTATAAATGATCCGAATATTCGTCCCATCGATTTTCTCTTCAACGTCCCATAACTTTATATTACCAAATTCTGGACATGAATAATCGCCCGGAATGAAAGATTGTCGACCTTGTTGCTTTGAAGGGTCATGTTTGGCGTTCTCGTCGAAATACCAACCTTGCCTTTTAAATAAGCTATGAATCTTCGGATATTCCATCGTTCATTCCCCTCATTTCTAGTAGTTTTTTAAATTGTTCCTCTTTCCACACTCTCTCTTCTTCTTTTCTACGAGTGTTAGAGATAATCCCATAGAAAATCATTGAATACTCAATTCGGCAGTCCTCACAAATCACCTTATTTCCCATTGAGGTAAGTATATTTGGCTTGGCACGACACAAACTACACTTCATAAAATGATCCGAATTGGCTTATTTCTGTTTCTATACCATTCATCGACATGACTGGCGTTGACATAGTGTGTGTCCATGCCTACATGTTTGAAGATCATGTGACCATAACCTTCATGGATGTGCCCACAAACGAACAATTTGGGCTTAATTCGCTCCAAAGTGTGCCTTAGAGAGGGAGATCCGACAAATTCGATCTTATCGCCACACTCAACAGCATCAAAAAGGGCATAAGCAGGAGAATGACATACCAAAATGTCGGTATCTTCTGGGATTAACGCCCACTTTTCAGCCAATTCCTTATCCGTGTCGACAGTAAAGGCCATACAATGAGGATTCATGCCTTTGAAGCGCGTTGTCCAAGGAGATCCCCACATTTTGAATCCATTGAATGAACATCCTGAATCTTCAAAGTAAGTTCCAAATTGAAGATTCAATCTTTTCTGTTGAAGCACATTGTCATGATTTCCCCCAATTACTATTTTGGCATTATATTTCTGCTGATATAGCCAATAGTCAAAAAGCTCCATTTCGGTCTCTAAATCCCTAGCCGTCAAATCCCCAGCAACAATCAATAGATCGCCACCTTCGAGAGTTGGATACTTACCATGAAGATCTGATATGCAGTCAATAATCATAAAACCTCTTAAATGCTGGCGAAAGGATTTGAACCCTCGACCGGCTGATTACAAATCAGCTGCTCTACCAACTGAGCTACACCAGCGAATTTCAATTACTACCACCAGGAGGAGTAACACCAGGAGGAACGGGAATCCTAGGGACAGGGCCATTAGTACCCGGAGTTTGGCTAATGGGACTCATTGGAGACCTTGGCACGGGACTTGGAGGGATTGGAGTTGAAACGGTGCCTTGAGTCATTGCTAATCTTTATAGGGGTCGTAATTTCTGGAATCTGCCATACATACTCCAATAGGTTTCAAAGTATGCAAAATCTTAATCGTACCTGCATGAGCCTCTAAGACTGATTCAATTCGTTTGTAGGCAAAGGGAGACTCGTCAAGATCCGATCCTCGTAATTCGACATCCATTCTTTTGATCCATTGATCATGGGCATCTCTGTCAACAAGACCTGTGGTGATTTCGACCCATTGCACGTCCAGCTCCATGAATAGTCGAGAAGAGAGAAGCTGTAGATTCAGGGGATTGTCGTCCTTCAAGGATAACGCTAATATCTCCCATAGAGCCTCCAACAAATCCCTTCTGGCCTGGAAAGGCGGGAGTTGCCCCCTTTCTGACAACCCAGAGATCTTGATCAAAATGTCGTTCTTTCCAGGCAAAGTTGTGATGGTTATGGATCTCCTCTTCAACATTCGCCCTAAGAATTTGGGCAACCCTTTGACATACCCAATCTCTACCAGCGTAAGCATAGCGACCAGCAAGTTCCATGCATTTAAGATATTGTTGTCCAAGGTCTGAATCTTCACTAAAAACGACCGGGTCTGCATGGATTCCATCTACTCCTCCTGCTGCTTTTACGAAATGAGTTGCAATGCTATGACCGAGACCACGGCTCCCAAAATGAACGCCAACCCAAATCCGATTAAGCTCATCTTCAAAGATATCCACATAGTGGTTTCCTGATCCAACGGTGCCCAGCTGAAGGATTGCCTTATCCTTAAGATTTCGGAGAAGATCCACTTCTGACCATAGTGGGTCATCGAAAAGTTCGTGATCCACCTTTTCATTATTCTTTCTCCCAACACCGAAACTGATATTCTTTTGGACCTCGTTCATAGTCCGATATATATTTTCACGAACACTGCTAGCGCTGCAATCAAGGAGAACAGCTTTATTGCCACAAGCGATATCGTACCCAACGGCATTGACGCAAATCGCCCCTTCCAAGGCCACAACACCACCCACAGGAACGCAATATCCAAGATGATTATCTGCGCACAAAACACCATAATTCCCATTCATCTTCTCCATTGCTACAGTCATTTGCTTCATGACGTCATCTTCAACCACACCAAAAGTCTTAAGATTCATCTTTTAATACCATCTTTTGGGGTCTATCAGTACAAAAAACACATCGATCATCTTCACAATTGATGCTCAGCCATTCATTACAAGTATGACAATATACAGCATCCCACCGTTCGTAGTAAACTGTTTTATGGGAATAAGAGTGTTTGAATTGTTCTGAAGGGATCATAACCGTATTGGGTTGTTGGGCAATCCGTTAAGTCTTGGGGCGAAGTAAGGCCAGTATTGATTGAAAGGACCATAATAAGGCGGCGCCGACACGCTAACAGTTCCTTTACCTCCTGCACCACCTACAGCGCCTTGTGTTGCACTGAAAGGCAATGGCCATGGGAAAGGTCGAGCTCGAGGAGGGGCTTGAACTGAGACCCTCCCATGACCTGCAAAAGGATTGCCGTTACCGCCGGCGCTAGTTATCTGACTTGGGGGATTCGGGGCATTCACCATTGCATTCCTCTATTGTTTCTAAAGTGGTTGTTACAGATTCGACCTCTTTCAGCCCATCTAAAACGTAAACTTTCCATCCGCTTCTAAGATAGGAAGCAACTTCTAGATTATCGGATAAAAAATTGGATATATACCCATCTTTTCCATCAAAAAACGTTCCATCGGCTAGTTTTTTGTTTTTTAGAGCTAAAAATACATGTGCCATCTTAATCCTCATTATACATTAATTTAATTTTAGGCCCCTCGTGGACTTGAACCACGGACCCATTGGTTAACAACCAATTGCTCTAACCACTGAGCTAAGAGGCCAAACAGGTGACAGGAGAGAATCGAACTCTCTTATAGTGATCCACAATCACTTGCATTACCGTTATGCTACTGCCACATGGACGAAGATGGGATCGAACCATCGACTTTTTGCATGTAAGGCAAACGCTCTGGCCACTGAGCTATACGTCCAAACGGGCTATCCTGGGATTGAACCAGGGATTCCACCGTGACAGGGTGGTGTGATAGCCACTTCACCAATAACCCAAATAAAAAATTGAGAAGGTGCATAGCGTCGGACTGCCCCATCTTTCGATTACTACCGCCCACAGCGATCCGTCTATAACGCCAGAAGTACACTCTGGTATGCACCGTCGCCTCAGCTGCACGGTCTATCTCAAAGTGGCAGTTCCTAAACGCTCGTATACTACCAACCTAATGTTAAAATAGTGGGGCGGGTTATATCGCATATCTCATTCCCTTTCAGGACCCACTAAATCTGCCCCTGGATGGAATTGCACCATCAACCACCATGGTAATCGACATGGGCTCTTCTATTGAGTTACAGAGGCTTTAAATGCCTTTGGACGGACTTGAACCGCCGACGCCCAGAACTTCAACCTGGCGCTCTACCAACTGAGCTACAAAGGCGGTTAGGGATGGGTGGAATTGAACCACCGTTCCTTGCTTATCGGGCAAGCATTCTAACCGTTGAATTACATCCCCACATTGGGCAAAGAGGGAATTGAACCCACGACCACTCGGTTATGAGTCGAGCGCTCTAACCACTGAGCTATTTGCCCCTAATCCCAATCTTCGCTTCTAAACTTATCCGAAGACAAGTCCGTATCATTAAGAATATCAGCCAACCTTTCCTTAACAATACACGTATCAAATATCATTTTCTTGCACTTGAATTCTAAATTAGCTACAGCTTGTTGAATATCATCCACTTCCCTAGCACTTCCAGGGAAAGCCTGTGGAAATTTACCGATTCTTTCTTCAATCAGCTTAGGCAAAGATCGAATGCGGTTCAACAGATCAATTTGATCTTCTAAGATTTCTATCTCTACTTTCATTTTGAACCCCTAGTTGCTTCTAAAATCGGTAAATTGGCTTCCGTCGGAACGTAAATCACCTGATTCTTACCATCCTGAAGTCCTTGAATCCACAAATACCGCAAGTATGACTCATTTCCCTTTAAAGAATCACCAATGATCTTGTTGGCTTCGGCAACGCCTCGGGCTCTTATAACTTCTGCATCGGCGAGATGTTTGGAAGACTCCATCGCCGCTTTGGCTTCAAGTGTTTTGATTTGTCTGCTGGATTCGGCGCAGGCAAGCTCGGCTTCTCCAGATTTTCTATAAGCCCATACATCATATACTCTACTTGCTGCACAAAGAGACCACCACAATCCGACCACGAGGGCAAGCAGTCCGACCGCAAAAAGGGCCCAAGGAAAAACACTAGCAACAGTAATTTCATCATCGTCACGTCTCATAATTTAAATCCTTTGATTACCAATTTAAGTATTGCTGCAATACCATTTAGAACAAAAATGAAGACAATAGACCATAAAATTATACTGCTCGGAAGAGCCACAGCCTCTAAAAATGCATCCATTAGTCGCCCTATTTAAGTTCTTCGGAAACAGCTAAAATCTCGTCCATCTTGAAGGAAACATACTCTTCACCGGCAATCTCAACAAGAAGTCCAGCATATTTTCGTGTGTAAACATAGTAACCTTCCTGAAAAAGCTCAGTATCGCACTCGCTTGAATGAATTTGTGCGACTTGGTAGTCCTTTTCTTTGTCAGGAACGATCAAAATACCCTTCTTTTCTTGCTTAATCTCAACCAACTTAGCCAACACTCGGCCAGGCCCTGCATAAATCATGGTTCTTCTCCAATATTTTTTTTTGTTAAATCTTGCATAAAGGATAGAAAGTCGTGACCATCTTCAAATCTAGTGTCGCCGATGTCTTTAAGTAACTGTAATACTGAATAAACAGTCTTGGCTCTATCCACGCTTTCCATCATTGCAAAGCAATTCATGAAGCTACCAATCAAAAAGGCCCTGGATGCGTCCCCTTCTTCTCTATATAATTCAGCAAATTTCTTGGAGAACTGCATCATAATCTCGTTACGATCGGTCATTAGTAGCCTCTGAGAGGTTGTATCTTCTAAATACCATCGTCCGTTCCGATTTAAAAGAGATTTGGGGACTAGAAAAAAGACCATGTATAAGTTTAGGTACCGGAGTACTTAGGAGTTTAGGATTAAGAGTGTAAATCCGCCCTTTATCGTAGTATACCCAAGCAACGCCATAACTTTTCAATCTCTTCTTAATTTTTCGAGGTAAGTTACTATAGTCATCGTTGTAGAAGGTTAGGTAGTGAGCATAGGCGCACTTTCTAGTTCGCTTAACACCATCCCATTGGTAGAATAGAGCAGGTAAACTGACTATAGTCGTAATTTCACTATCGCTCATAGTTTAATTATCCTATCTTTTACAAACAATCTGCGAATACGTCTATAGAAAACACGAAAGGCTCGCTTTGTGGCTACCCACGGAAAGT